ACCAGTACGATACGGCAAACGTTCCAAGCGTAAACAATGTCAATCCGTACCGGGAGCGCGATCCTATGGAGACGTGGAACATGGAGCGGAACCTTGCTATGGACGCTACCGACAACTGGGAAGTCGAGAACGCGAAGCGAAACGGAGAGTACGGATCGCTCGTACAGGACATCGCAAAAGAAGGCGACAGGAAAGCCGCGAAGTCAATGTACAGAGATGAGTGGGACAAGCCACTGACGAAGGAATCGATCGACAAGATGCCACAGAAGAAGAAGCTCCTGCTCCAGAGAATGATCGAGCAGAAGGTCGCCGATAAGAACGGGACCATCCCGAGGTGGGTGAGCGATCTCGACAATAGGTACGATCTCGGTTATAGAGATGATGATCCGATGACGGCCGGAACGGGGTACAGGCATGGCAAACGAACAAGGTAGCAACGCGATCCCGACCGGCTCCGAAGAGCTGATCTCGAAGGCGTACACGTTATTCGACGAGTTCCGGCAGGCGTACGAGAGCGAGTGGTCGCGACTGGAAGATTGCGAGACACTCTATCTGGGCAAGCACTGGGACGACATGAGCTCCGGAACGAACGATCCCACACCGATGACACCGGTCATCAATTCAACGATCGAGAACATCCAGGCGGACATGATGGACAACTTCCCGATGGCAATCATACAGGGCGAGAACCCTGCTGACAGGGAAGCGGCGCTCGTGCTCAACGCGCTCATCAAGCAGAACCACGATTCGATGGCATACATCAAAGAGTATCGAGACGTATGCCACGACGTTCTCACCGGAGGGTATGGTGTTCAGGAGGTCGGGTACGATCCTCTGGCGAACCGGGGCCTGGGCGGAGCGTTCATCCGCGCGGTGGACAACCACAGCATCCTGTTCGATCCGCAAACGACGCGGATGCAGGAAGGTCGTGCGGTATTCAAGATCAGCCCGCGGACGATCGTCTGGCTCGAGCAGAGATACCCGGATCTCGCCGGTAAGTTCCAGCAGGATGAGTTCAACCTGGAAGAGGACGAAGAGCTCACGTACGACAGCACCAAGTCGGTGCTTCTCATAGAGTACTGGTTCAAAGAGTGGGATCAGGCATCTGAGCGGTGGAAGGTCCACATGTGCCTCCTCGCCGGAAGACAGCTCCTCGAAGATTCGAGGACGGAGAAGCCGGACGGGTACTTTGCGATGGGCGAGTACCCGTTCGTTATTACGAGACTGTTCTACAGGAAGAATTCGTGTCTCGGGTACGGAATCCCGGACCTGTTTGGATCGCTCCAGAAGTACAGCGACAAACTAGATTCGATCGCGATGAAGAACGCGGCAATGAGCTCGCATAACAAGCTCCTTGTCACGGAGAGCTCCGGATTCGATGTGGACGATCTCCGCGACTGGTCTAAGGAGGTCCACGTTGGTGAGAACTTGCAAGGCGTGACGTGGTTCGCGAATCCTCCGCTTCCGGCGTACACAGTGCAGGCGCCGGCGCAGATCAGGCAGCTCATCAAAGAGGAATCCGGCGCGAACGACTTCTCACGAGGCAACACGGCTTCCGGCGTAACGGCTGCAAGCGCGATCGCGGCATTGCAGGAGATGAGCTCTAAGCGCTCTCGTATGATCGCTCAGCAGCTCCACGAAGCGTTTAAGGACGCGGTGCGGTATGAGATCGAGTTTGAGCGTGAGTACAACGTCCTACCGCGCGAGGTGCAGCTCACGATCGACGGACAGCAGACAACAGCGACCTTCGAGAGCGCGGTGCTCAGCAGGATCACCGAGCTCGGAAACGAGGTGCCGGTCGAGTTCATCATCTCGATAAAGGTCCAGCGCGAGAACCGGTGGTCGATCAACACACACAACGAGCTGATGCTCCAGATGGTCCAGCTCGGGATCGTCACGCCTCAGCAGGCCGCTGAGCTGATGGAGTACGAGGGCAAGGAGGATATCCTCCTCCGGACGACTCAGGCACAGCAACAGCAGCAACCACAAGACCCGATGGCGGCCCAGCAGGACGCTGAGCAGGCCGATCTGGAAGCACAGATGGCACAGCTCACCGGGGAACAACCAAACAACGCTATAGGCGCTGAAACACTGAACCAGATACCGGAAGAAGCAGTAGCAGCACCCGGTATGTGAGATAGGGCGTCGTCGGCCCGAACGGACGTAAAACAAGGAGAACAATGGAAGAAACCAATGCGGTCGTAGCGGAACAGAGCGAACCGGCAACGGTATTTGCTTTTGGTCCGGAAGATCAGGTCGACGCTGATCGAGATGGGGCTGAGCTTCTCGGCGGTGGAGGAGAAGCACCGGAGGACGAACAGGGCGTAAACGGTGACGCCGACCGGTTCGACGGAATGGAGAACAAAGACATCGGAAGAGCTTTTGCTGAGGAACGTAGGAGAATTGAAGAGAAGTACCGGCGCCAAATGGATGACGATCCGACGATGCGCTTGGGGCGTCTCATGGTCAATGACCTTATGGAGCAGCGAGGGATCTCCGAAGAGGAAGCTGTAGAAACAGCGACCGAGAACTTTCTGAAAGCTGTAGCGAAGCGCGAGGGCATATCGCCGACCGTCGCGCGGAAGTTATACGGCAACGAAGTACGGAGTGAAATGCGCGAAGCGTTCGAGGAACCCGCCGTAGATGAGAAGGCGGATGCGATCATGAAAGACTACATGAGCGCGCCTAAACCTCATGGGTTTGACGAAAGCATTGCGGAAAATGACCCTGAATTCATCCAGATGCTGACAGAGATGCCGGCGAGCGCGGCGATCAGGGTATGGACCGCAGAACGAGGAACGCAAAACGCGCGCCAGGATATCGCGGAAAAGCTCATGGCTAGGCAGTCGATCCCGCAGATGACGAGATCGATGCATACCGTTACACCGCGCGTAGACTGGACGAAAGTTGACTCCGCAACATTCCGAGCCGAGAAAGAACGGCGACAAAAAATGGGATATTAAGGAGATTAAACTATGGCCACCCAGACCACTATCAATACCGCAAGTACCACTTACTTAAACAAGACTTACTACGACCGCAACCTGCTCGAGAACGCGAAGACCAAGTTCATTCACGCTCAGTTCTCTCAGAAACGGTCCATCCCGAAGAACAGCGGTAAGACCGTAGAGTTCCGCCGCTGGACCAACTTCGACCCGAAGCTGATCACGCCCGGCCTCACTGAAGGCGTAACCCCTTCCGCACAGAGCCTGGCTCAGACCAACGTCACCGCGACCTGCGCCCAGTACGGCGCGTACGTCGAGGTGTCCGATATGCTCAAGACCTCCAGCTACGATGATGTCATGACCGGCTCTACCGACCTTCTCGGCGAGCAGGTAGGCACCGCACTCGACTGGATCGTTCGTGACGAACTGTGCTCCGGCACCAACGTACAGTACGCCGGCACTTCCCACACGAAGCGCTACGACGTAGCTTCTACGGACAAGCTGACCTTCAGCGAGATCCGCAAGGCCGTAAGAACGCTCAAGAAGAAGAAAGCCAAGATGTTCACCGGCGAAGGCCGTGATCACTTCGTAGCGATCGTCTCACCGGATGCGGTCTACGATCTCCAGAGCGAAACCGAATGGCTGGCCGTCAGCGAGTATTCCGATAAGGAAAAACTCTATGCCGGTGAGATCGGCACCATGTACGGAGTGCGCTTCATCGAGAGCACCGAAGCAAAGGTGTGGAAGGAGCAGACCAACAAGGTTAAAGCGAGCACTTCCACCAGCGCAACGTTCGAGCTGAAAGATGATCCTACTGATGAAATGGTAGCGTACCTGAGCGTTGGAGGAAACAAGATTTACGTTGGCTCAACCGAGTACACGCTCGCTACGAGCGGTTCCTATACGCCGGCGACCAAGACCGTCAAGCTGAGCGGAAACGCGTCTCTCACAGCAGACGACGTTGTCAAGTGCGAGAACGCAGGTGCTTCCGGTGCCGACATCCACGCGTGCCTGGTCATGGGCAAGGACGCCTACGGCACGATCGACATCGATGGCGGTGGCAACGTCCACACGATCATCAAAGCACCCGGTTCCGCTGGAACGAGCGATCCGCTCAACCAGCGCGCGACCGTAGGCGCGAAGGTAGATTCCTTCACGTCGAAGATCCTGAACGGCGACTGGATCGTGCGTATCGAGCACGGCGTCACCGCGTAACAACTAAACACACACCTAAGGGAGAGGAGCGTACGGCCTCTCCCTTTTTCATTATGGAAGGAGCAATTATGGCAACCAAAAAAGAAGCAAGACCCTTTGTTAACGACGCGACCCTCGACCGTGAATCCATGTCCATCGGCGACCTCCTCAAGGCTGAACCGAAGGTAGCCGTGATGATGGCACCAGACTCCAAAGACCCCATGTTCCGGTGCACGATCAACGGATACACAATGCAGTTCCCGAAGGGCGAGCTGATCGAGGTCCCGGAGAGTGTAGCGCAGATCATCCGCAACAGCAAGATCGCCTCTACGCAGAAAAGCGCGCAGGAAGCCGCACTCATCAAAGGCGTAGCGTACAGCATGTAACCCGGAAGGAGCGTAGCATATGACGCTCGTTAACATTCTCACCCGGGCGCTCGTTGAGCTCGGGCGCAAGACGGACGCACAGAGCATGGACGCGTGGAGAGAGAAGCTTACGATCTTCGCGAACGATGGATGCGCCGATCTCGCTGAGTATCTTAACCTCAAGCGCACCGATACTGTCACCGCAACGGATGGCATCGTCAAGCTGAGCGATCTGGAGCGCGGGTGCCGGAAGATCGTATCCGCGTCGCAGAACGGATCATCGCTTTCCGTGACCGAGACGAACGATTCCAAGACGATCAACGTCGGTTCTTCCGGGGAAGTACAGGTCACTTATAGATACATCCCTAAAGACATGGAGAACGACATTGACTCTCCAGATGTTCCGGAAGCATTGCACCGGCTGATCGTTACATACGTCGTCTACCGCGATCACCTGTCGCTCGATCCTTCAATGCAGGGCCGCGCTACGGCGATCCTCCAGGTGTACGAGCGCGGGCGCATGAACGCTAGGAAGAAGTACGGCGAGAGCGACATCTATTCCATATATAACGTGGAGGAATGGTAATGGCTGACTATGTTTACAACAACACGTACACGGTCGGCAACTTCCGGGGGATCGACGAGAGCACAAGCGAGAACCAGCTCAATGCCGGATACACTCCGTCTTGCGTGAACGTAGATACGGACAAGGGCGATCTCATGGTCGGGCGAGGATACAGCAAGCACATCAGCACGCAGGTTCCCGGCACCGGCGAGATTCACCGCATGTACCATTGGCACACGTTGTCCGCTGATCTTTTCGTAGTTTGCGCCGGAAACTCTATATATGCGTGGTCCGGAACCGCGTGGATCGAAGTCTACACCTATGGAACGACGATCACATCAAAGAACTGGGACTTCGAAGAGTGTAAGTTTCCTGACAGAACCGGCACATCGAAGGACTGGCTCGTGATCGCGAACGGGCAGACGCAGATGGTCAAGTGGGACGGCACGCTCACCGCAGGATCGGCGAAGCTCTTCGGTAGCGGTCTCTACGTCCATGAGACGACGATCGCATCGATCACCTACAACGGAACGAAGGCAACCGGAGCAACGTACGCGGAGAACGCAGGAACCGGCACCTTCACGATCACCATGCCGACCGGGTGGGCGTACGAGCAGAACGCGCTCGTTGCATTCACGCCTCCACAGGCGATGGGCACGCTCTCTACCTGCATCTGCAACGTTGCAGGCACCGCGTACACGCTTGACTACGTTCCCACGTGGCCCAGTGGCGAACAGGCGGTTATCAAGCTCACGGACGCGTCGACGGCGACCGAGTACCTGGATGACTTTGGCATAACGTCCGTAACGCTCACTACGGCGATCCCGGAAGACTGGAAGCTCCGGTGCAAGAACGACGGCATCTATCTGGATGGCGTCTCGCACACGGTGAAAGAGATCAGCGACGACCGGATCACGGTCACGCTTGAGTACATCACGGACGAAGAGCTCGAGACCGGAGATGACGCGAAGGTACGCGGTGAGGCATCGGAAGCTGCGGTGAACTTCATCGAGCTTTACTACTCGCGCATATTCGCGGCCGGTGATGCGACCGCACCGAGCAGACTCTACTGGAGCCAGCCTCCGGGCGACACAAAGAGCATCGAGGACTGGTCACAGGATGAGAATTCTGAGAAGACTTCCGGTGGCTATGTCGAGGTCGGGCAGACGTCTTCCGATCCGATCGTAGGACTGTGCTCGCTCTCGAACCAACTGATCATCTTCAAGAAGTCGAGCGTTTACAGATTGCTCGGAGATAACCCGAGTAACTTCCGGGTGGTTCTAGTAAACAAGGACACCGAAGAAATGGTCAACACTGGGCGCATATCCTACGGCGACACCCCGTACTGGATCACGCGAGCCGGTCTCTACTACCACACCGGATCAACGTCTCAGCTCATGGGAAATGCGCGCAACGTGATGAACACGCTCGACAAGGCCGATATTTCGCGATGCAAGGCCGCCGAGTGCAGGGATCGATTGTACTTCTCTATGCGCCTCGGAACGGGCACTACGGACGATTCTATCCTTATATACGACAAGGTCGCGAGGACATATCTCCTTCGGAACGGCTTCGAGTGTATCGACCTGTGCGCTTATGACGGAAAACTGTACATGATCAACTCGAACCGGTACGTCTACGTATGGGACCAGAGCACGAGCTACGACGGATCTCCGATCAACGCAGAATGGCATACACCGCTCACCGATATGGGCGAGATGACCGTAATTAAGGCACTGGACGGAATGTATTTCCGTGGAGAGGGAGGCCTAGTGAACCTTGAATATCACATCGGAGACTTCAAGACGATCGAGACATACCAGATGCCGGAAGCTACCGGCGAGATCGTTTCCGTACCGCTCCGTAACGAAGGGAGAGTGTTCCGGTTGATCATACGGAACGACAACGGATCGTGGTTCCGGATACTGGGTAGCATAGGCGTTCACTACGAGCGGAAGGTGGCGAGACTATGAGCACGACGCTATTCCCTGTGTACCTGTCGCGGTACAGAGACGAGAGCGAGACGACCGTCGAGGAATACGACGAAAAGGTTGCCATTAATGAGGACAACTTGAACCAAAACCTTACGGCGCTGTATCAGCAGATCAACACTCTACAAGAGCAGGTATCCAGCCTGATCGCGTCGGCAACAACAACGGAGGTATAGCATGGCGAGCTATTCATCTTATCTTAAAACATTCTACAAGCCTGACAAGGTAGCCCAGATGGATATGGACACAACGTCCGATAGCCAGCTCGGCGCTCAGGTAACAAAACAACTCAAACCAGGATTACAACAGAACATCAAGAGCCGGCTACAGCAGACGAAGCAGAACGCGAGCCTGTACGACGCGGACGCGGCCTCTCGTGGCATGGGATCGTCTACGTGGCTGACGGACGTCAAGAACCGGAACCGTAACGCGGAAGCGAGCGATCTCAGCACGCTACGCGCGAACTACAACCAGAACTTGTACTCGAACCTTCAGAGCCTGATCCAGAACCGGAACAGCCGGAACCAGACCGCTGACAACTTCAACAAGTCCGCTCTCAACCAGGCGTATGCGACCGCACAGGGCCTAGCATCTCAGTGGGCGATGTACGACAAGCAGAATGAAAGCAGTGGCGGTGGCGGCGGAAGCAACGCGGAAAAGGGGCTGTACTGGAACACTAAGACAAAGAACTGGGAGTACACGACCAAGAAGAACAACAACCTTGACTACAATCAGTTCAAAGCAAAGAAAAAGAAAGAGGCGAAGAACGAGTCTAGGTTGGGGTACATTACTGATTCCGACAGATAAGGAGAGAAGATGGCATACAGCAGTAACAGAACAGGATCGACCTCTGTTGTTGGGAAGAAAAAGACCGGAGCTAGCAACTCCGGTTTTGATGTTATGGACCAAACGCTTAACAACATAAGCACGTTCGCGAATTCCCTCGGCAAGGGCGCACCTAAGAGCACATGGTCTCCGAAGTCCAGCTCGTACACCAAACCGGAGACGATGCCCAAGACGAGCGATGGTGGCGTAAAAGGCGGGCTAACCGGTGCGAAGCTTCCGTACACAGGTGCGGCTAAAAAGCCGGAGGCAGAGGAAATTGCCGAGTTTGAAGCCGAGAAGAAAAAGGTTAACGATGAGTTGGAGGCTCACACAAAGAACAAACCTGTGGCACAAGCCAATGAGTTGACCGATGAACTGGTTAAGGTTAACGAGGAACTGCGCGTGGAGATTCAGCGTCTGCAAGACGAGCACTCCAAACAATTGTTGGAACTTGGGAACCAATTGTACGAGTTGGAAAAGAAAGGAAATGCCGTTAAAAACGAGATTGAAACCCTGCGTTCCAAAGAGCGTTCTCTAACATTTGACTTGGATATCCTGCGCGGTAAGTGCAACAAGGCTTGTGAGAGAGTAACTGCAGCCCAAAATCGCACATTTGAGTACGAAGATACAACCGTATGCCCCACATGCGGACAAGCCATTCCGGATGAGCAAATCAAAGACGCAAGAGCGTATGCTGAATCGGTCTTTATCGCTGACAGGGACAAAGAGATTGCGGAAGCGCAAGCCGAAGTGGACAGCCTTAATGAAAAAGGTATCAGCCAGTCCAATGAGTTGAATGGTATTACAGGCAGTATTCAAGCATTGGAGATTGAAT